GGGCCAACTGCAAAGCAAAAAGCTAGAGCAAAGTCACCAGCTACTAAAAAAAAGCCAATAGCTGTTATAAGAGATAAAGATAGAGTGGCTGATAAAAGCAGATCTTACACTGACAAAAAAGGTAGAAAAATAGAAATAAAAACTTTTAAGTCCCAAAAAAAATATGATAGTGGTGTTAAGGATGATCCTAACAAGCCTAGTATGAGAAGAAAATCTTCTAGATTGGCAAACACTGTTGAACTACATAAAACAAAAACAAAAAAAGACGGAACTACTAAAACTAAAGTTAAAAGAGCTGCAGGCGGTGGTAAAAAATCACAAAGACTGCATACTAAGTTTGCTAAAGGAAAAAATAAAGAAGGCTCTTCTGATGTAACTATAACAAGAAAATCACCAACAACAATGAAAAAACAAGGATACAACGCGCGTTTAGATGACTCTTTGGGAGCTAAAAACGGCAAGAAAAAACAATCAATGAAATCTCGTAGAGATGAATCTGAAGGTATGGAAAAGAAAATGGGTAAGAAAAAGTTTTCTGGAAATAAATCTAGTGCTCAAGGTAAAGCGCCAGCTAAAATGAAATCCCCTGCTAAAAAGCCTTTAGTGGGAAAACAAAAAAGTTTACCAAAAGAATTACAAGAAGCAATATTAAAATCTCCAGGCAAGATGTTAAGTAAGTCTGGAATTAAAATGATGGATAAATCTCCAATGACTATGAAAACACCAATGAAAAAATCAAAGCAAAAAGTTGAGCAAGACTATGCTAGAAATGCTATAGCTGATTATAAAGCTGGAAAGAAAAAAGAAGCTAAGTACGAAAAGAAAAAAGCTTTAGAAGTGGCAGCTGGTGAATCTCCTGCTAAAATGAAAAATCCTTCTAAGAAAAGAGCTAAGTTGATGGATAAGGTAGAAAAGTTTGATAACTTATCTAACTTTAGAGGTAGACCTGGAAATTTAAAACCTAGAAAAAACGACGTGTCAGCAGAAAGGTATGATAAAAGAATAGATAGAGGTTTTAACAAAGCTGATAAAAAAATGTCTAAAGTTATGGCTATTGATTCTGCTGCTAAAATGAAAAAGTCTCCTAGTATGATGAAAGGTGGCGAAAAACGTAAAGTTAAAAAAATGGCGGTTAAATTAGGTTCTAGCGCTAGACCAGGTGAACGTACAGGTAATACTGAATTTAAGCCAATGAAACTACAACTATCTAAAATGCCTAAAAAACATGAGTATGCTAATCCCAAGCCTTTACAAGTGTCTATGGCTTCACCTACTAAAATGAAAAGCAATCAAGATGGCGGTGCTTATGCGGCTAAAAATCCTGCAGCTCCAGCTAGACAACTTAAAAAGTTAGGAAGTGTATTATCTAAGCATTTCAAAAGCAATAGATAAGTATGGCTTTTAAAATGTCACCAATAGGTAAGAAAAAGTGTAGCTATTCTCCTATGCAGAAAAAAGGATTAATAAACCCTTCTCCAGCGAAAGTAGCTACCTCTAGTACTGGTAGTTCTTCTACAGCCTCTGTTACTAAGCCTGCGGCTGGTAGTATAGGTATAAGAACATTTGTTGGTGGTAATGATGCTATAACTCAAACTAACGATTTTGAGAGAAGAACAGATGATTTTAACAAAACTCCAGAAGGTAGAAGATTAGCTGACACAATTCAAGCTATGGGAACTGCTCTTAACTCTGGTCAATTTAAAGAAGGAAGTAAACCTTTCTTTACAAACTCTGCTGGAGAAACAACTTATTTTACTGAAGATGATTATAAGAATGCTTCAGGTAAATACGCTCAAGCTAAAAACGCTTCAGTAGGCCAAAAATCTTTAGCAGACAGAGGTGCTAGCGGTGGAGCACAGTCTAGCTATATGGATAGTAATGTATTGAGAGATGTTGTTTCTATAAACAAAGGAGGTAAAAATATAGAAGTAGCAAATTTAAACGAAACTCAAGATTTTGCAGATTATCCTACGTTTGGTGACGATACTTATTACCAAGGTATTGCTGATAAAAAAGCTTCTAAAGAAGCTGATGAACAAGCTTATGCTAAAAATCAAAATGATGCTTTAAAAAGAATGGAAGTAACTAAAAATTTACAAAAGCAACTTAGAGCTAATCCTGAATTATCTGCTAGATATAAAAATGTTGCTTCAATGAAAAATAGTGATACTAGAAAAAAGCTGTTTCAACAACTTTTAGACGAACAAAAAGCAGCTAACAAAGCGGCACAATCAAGTGAAGTAACTAAACCAGCAGTAAATGAATAAATCATTTAAAGAAACAAAAATAGGGGCTTTTCTAGCTACTAAAGCTCCTAAAGTATTAGCTGCTATAGGCGACGTGCTGCCAGATCAAGGAACTCTAGGTGTAGTAAAAAATATTATATCAAGTGATACTAAGATCAAGGCGGTTGATAAAGAAGAAGCTATGAAGCTAATAGAGCTAGATCTTCAAGAATTAAAAGAAGTTTCTAGCAGATGGAGAGCTGATATGAAATCAGACTCTTGGCTTAGCAAAAATACTAGACCTTTAGCTTTAGTATTTTTAACAGTATCATCAATATTCATGATGGCTGTAGATTCTTTTCATTTACAATTTGATGTCGATGAATCATGGATAAACTTATTAAAAACACTACTGGTAACAGTTTACGTAGCATACTTCGGAAGTCGTGGTGCTGAAAAAATAACAAAAATAAATAAATAAACATGAAAGGTTTAGAAGGAAATATGATGGCTCAACCAAGAGTGTTTGGTCACGATGCTGCGACAGTTACAGCTGGAGCGATAAATACAACAATACCAGCTATACAAGCTGTTGAAATAACCGCTGTTGGAACAGGTTATGCTTTATCAGAAGTAGGTGATGAACTAACTCAGTCAGGAGCTACAGTACCTTCTGGTGGTACAGGTATGAAAGTTAAAATAGCTAGTTTAACAATTTTAAGTGGAACTGGTACAGTAGCAGATCCTTACGTATATGGTGTAGGTTCTGTTGAAATATCTGCAGCTGGTAGCGGTTATGATATAGGTAACGTAATTACTCTTGCTAACTCGTCAGGTGGTGGTTCTGGTCTTAAAGTAAAAGTTTTAGCTAATGGCTTAACTCTACCAGGTTTATCTGTTGAAGACAGAGGGGCTGTTATATATAATGGTAATGCAGCGCAAAGCGTTGAAATAATAACAGAGGCAGGTAATGCAGTAGTATTTCCATTAGTGCAACCAGGAACTGTTTTAGGAGATAAAGTTCCTATTTTAGCAAAAGGTGTTATATCGGGATCAAACTTGATAGCGGTATATTAAAATGATAACACAAAGATTTAATACTCATTTTCCTTGGAGAATGAGTGGAAGAGCTAAAAATAATCATTTTTTTGGCTTCGCATTTTTATTAAATTATGTTTGCGATAAATTACCTGATTATGGTAAAGCTTTAGAAATAGGTAGCTACATGGGTGAATCAACTCAAATGATAGCAGCTAGTGGTATATTTAGTGAAATACACAGTGTTGATCCATTTAAAGGCACTGAAGAGTTTAACAAAGAGTTCGGTTATACTTGGTCAAAAGTTAAGTCAGAATATAATAAAAATATAAGATATTTTGACAATGTATATCATCATCAAGGTTATAGTTATGACGAAGTACCTAAGTTTGCACAAGGTGAATTTGACTTTATATATATAGATGCAAGTCATAAATATGAAGATGTAAAAAAAGATATTGAATTATGTTTTCCAAAATTACAAAATAAAGGCATAATTGCTGGCCATGATTATAGTTGGTCAGACGTCAAAAAAGCAGTTGACGAAAAATTTAACCCAGAAGAAGTAATAGTATTTTTAGATTCTTCGTGGGCATATATTAAAAATTAAATTAAATAAAATGGCAAAAAAAATAACAAAAGACGAGCTGTCTAAAGTTCAAGAAGTTTCTCAAGAATACAATAGTATAATTCAAGCTGTAGGTAACATGGAATTACAAAAGCAAGATTTTCTAATAAAAGCAGCAGGGGTTAGAGCTAGTATTGAAAGCGTTAAAAAAGATCTTCAAGATAAATATGGAAACGTCAATATAGATCTTATAACTGGTAAATACGAAGAAAGTGCAGAAGATAAGAAAGATTAGTATAGGCTCTGATTACAAGAATGATGCTATGCATTATTCAAAAGGTCAAGAAGTTTATGGTGGCCATATTATTAATGATATTCTTTTTGAAGATAAAGATCAATCATATAACATATTTATAAGTAAAGATGATGAAGTTTTGCCTTGGAAGAAGTTTAATAAAAATATGGCTATATCGGTAGAATATGATTTAAAATATTAATGAATAGCTTATATAGCTTCATTGTTAAACCACTTAACGACAGGTATGACAATATACGAAGAGTTGATGATACTAACCTTATTATCAATACTAGCATTGAAGATCATAGATTTATTAGTAAAAAAGCTGTAGTAGTTTCGACTCCTGCAGCTTACAATACTAAAATAAATATAGGAGATGAACTATATATTCATCACAATGTATTTAGAAGATGGTATGATCAAAAAGGAAATGAACGTAATAGCTCAACTTATTTTAAAGACGATCTTTACTTTGTTACTCCTCAACAAATCTACATGTATAATTTAAAACCGCATTTAGATTATTGTTTTATAAAGCCAATTAAAAACCAAGACTTACTAGAGGCTAGAAAAGAACAACCTAATGTTGGTATAGTGAAATATACTAATAACACCTTAGAAGCTCTAGGAATCACTCCTGGAACACTTATTACGTTTACCCCTAACTCTGAATTTGAGTTTATTATAGAAGGTGAACGACTTTATTGTATGAAATTAAATGATATAGCTTTAACGCATGAATACCAAGGAAACGAAAAAGAAAATAATCCAAGCTGGGCAAAAAGCCATTGAGGAGCTAATTAAGGTAGCAAAAGAAAAGATCGTGGACTCAGACGACGACGTGAGCGCTGACAGACTTAAAAATGCTGCCGCTACTAAAAAACTAGCTATAATGGATGCTTTTGAAATACTAACTAAGATACAGACAGAAGAAGAATTATTAAGTGAAAAGCCTAAAAATAAAGTTGAAAAAACATTTAAAGGTTTTGCGGAAGGGAGAAGTAAGTGAGTTACAAGCAAACTCTTTGGAAAGAAATTAAAGACGTTGTAAATCCTAAAATACTAGCTAAAAACAACAGATTAAAAAAATGGGAGTATGGCTATAACTCTGATTATGATTTTATAGTAATAAGTAAAACTGGAACAATTGGACAAATCATTGAAATACAAAATCTCAGGATTGCTTTACCAACAGCAGATAAATCGTTTAAACGAAGCAAAAAACAAGCGGAACAATATTGGGAAAAATTTGAATATCCAAAAGAATTACAAAGAATAAAAACAAGATTTGATTGGGAGGAATATCCTACAGATTTTAAAGAAAAATGGTACGACTATATAGACAATGAATTTACTAGACGAGAAAAAGGATTTTACTTTTATAACAATGGTATTAATACTTACATTACTGGTACTCATTACATGTACTTGCAATGGTCAAAAATTGATGTTGGAGCGCCAGATTTTAGAGAAGCAAACAGACTCTTCTTTATATTTTGGGAAGCATGTAAAGCAGACACAAGATGCTACGGAATGTGCTATCTTAAAAACAGACGATCTGGATTCAGTTTTATGTCAAGCGCGGAACTTGTCAATCAAGCTACAATATCTTCCGATGCTAGATTCGGAATACTTTCCAAGTCTGGAGCAGATGCCAAGAAAATGTTCACGGATAAAGTTGTACCCATATCAGTTAACTACCCGTTCTTTTTTAAACCCATTCAAGATGGTATGGACCGGCCAAAAACTGAACTGGCTTATA